GGACAGGTCGTGCTGAAATCAAAGGGTTCGACAGAGTTCGACAAATCGGCACATTCAAGCTGAGTATTCCCAAGGCAGACCCCTACGGATACAGTCTTGCAGATAACAGCGGAAAGAACTGGCTGTGGGACCCGTTGGATTTTGAGTTCGGTGTGATTGAAGACCCCATCGCACTCACGCTAACGGCAGAAAAGCCAACAGCAAGCTGTACAATTCCCGCATCTGTGGTGCCGTTTGTGGCATCTATCCTTGCATCGAATATTGGAGCAGATGGACTGTCTATGACGGTTTCCGGCGATACTTTTCCTCTTCGTGAGGGCGAGAACGAAATGGCAGATTTCCTGATCTGCCAGCAAGACACCGAGATTACTTTCAATGGTGTCGGCACAGTACAGGTAATCTACAGAAAGCGGGTGATTTGATGTACAAAGTGAAAATGGACGGATATGTTCTGTATCACCCAGAGCATCCATCCGCTGTTTTGAATGATCCCATTTTGGAACTGGAAACAGGTTATGCGGGAATCTTTCAGGCTACCATTCCTTATAAGAACCCCCTCTATGACAAGGTTTTCTGCCGTAAGTCCATGATTTCCGTGTTCCGGGATGATAAGGAAATCTTCTATGGTGAGGTACGAAACATCCCCAATGTGGATCGCAACCGCAACAAGCAGATTTACTGCACCGGGGCTTTGAGTTTTCTTGCAGACTCTATTCAGCCCCAGGCAGAATACCATAACTTGACTCCGGCGGGTCTTCTCAAAACCATGCTGGACATTCACAATAACCAGGTTGAGGAGAAAAAGCAGATTCACCTTGGGCAGGTCACCATTACTGACCCCAACAACAGCCTGTATCGTTATACCAACTATGAAACCACCCTTGAGGCGATCCGTGACAAACTGGTCGACCGCCTGGGTGGTTATCTGCGTCTGCGCCATGAGAACAACAAACTGTATCTGGACTGGATCGGCATCGAACAGTATGGAAACTACAGTACACAGCCTATTGAGTTCGGCATGAACTTGCTGGATTATTCCGAAACCATCTCCGCAGAGGATGTGGCTACGGCGCTGATTCCTTTGGGTGCTGTCTTGGAGGGCGAATCCACCATTGATGCTCTGGATAAGCGTGTGGAGATTTCTTCCGTCAACGGTGGTAAGAATTTCGTATCCAACCCGGATGCCATTGAGCAGTTCGGCTGGATATGGAAAACCAACACCTGGGATGATGTGACCAAGCCGGAAAACCTTCTGCGAAAAGCAAAGGAATGGCTGACCACCACTCAGTTTGAAACGCTGACCCTGCGCCTGTCCGCAGCAGACCTTTCGGAATTGGGACAGGAATACGATGCCTTTGCCGAAGGTGACCGAGTGCATTGCCTCGCTGCGCCTTATGGTATGGATATTGTGCTACCGATTATGAAACTGTCGATTCCGCTTCAAAATCCTGCGGGCAGAACCCTGGAACTTTCCAATCAGCGCCAACTCAGCTATACCAGTCAGCAGACTGCGACCCAAACCCAGCTTACCCAGAAAACCGAGCAGCAGACCGCTACAAACAAAAATATCCAGTTGAGCATCGATACGCTCTCGGCTTTGGTGACCGGCAGCAACGGTGGCTATAAGCTGACCGAGGTGGATTCGGCTGGCAGATGGCTGCGTGACCTTTACATGGATACCCCGGATAAAACCACCGCAAAGCGGATCTTGCAGATCAATAAAGATGGCATTTCCGCTTCCACCAATGGCTATGAAGGTCCCTACACTGTGGGCATCACCATTGATGGTCAGATCCTCGGCTCCTGGATTGCCGCCAACTCCATCGACACCAACCATCTGAGCGTTGGTCTCAATGCCTGGATAAAGGGTACGCAGGATGGGCTTGAATCGAAGGTCGAAAAGGACGGTATCATCTCTACCATCAACCAGAGTAGCGAAGAGGTTTCCATCAATGCTTCTCGTTTGAATCTGAATGGTGCGATCACAGCCAACGGCAATGTGAAAATTGACACCGATGGTACGCTGACTGCCAACAATGCAAGACTGGCAGGCTCTATCTGTACCTTCACCAGTTTCGATGAGGACTATGAAGATCCCTTCGTTCATGTGGCAGATAGAGGTATTGCATTCCGACAAGGCAATGCTCTGATCGGTATGATTTCCAATCACGCTACCTATTCAGAAAAATATGGTAATGGCATCTCTATTTCCACACCGGGTTTGCGGGAAGAACAGGACAATAATGCCGTTCATCTCATTACCTGTGACCTGTATCTCATTGCAAGAAATTTGTATACCAAAACCAGTGAAAGCAGCGAGGATGTGTACGAAGGTGTTACAGGAAACTTTGCTTTTGGCACTTCCGGGAACTACAAATTTGTCAACGGACTTTTGGTACAGGTCGGCTAATAACACTACTCACAGAAAGGAGATTTTCAATGGCTGATTTACAAGCAGAACTGCAACGATTCCTGGAAGCCAGGTTCGGTGCAGATGTGAAGGACGCTTTCGTGTCCTGTATCCGAAAAATCCATGAAGAGAACACGGTTGTTTCGGCTATGGAGTCCTCTATGCGCCAGTCCGCGGCGGATGTGGTGTCAGCAAAGGACTTCATGTTGGGAAAAATTGAAGAAGCCAAGGATATCGGACGTGCAGCGGACAACAATGCCAACGCTGCAATGGCCACCGCAGCCAATGCCCGTGATGAGGCGGCTATGGCTCTCGGCAATGCGGAACAGTCCATGCTTGCGTCCCAGCAGGTTCAGACCGCTTACAGAACAATGGAACTGATGCTTTCAGGGAAAGTGGATGGCGCATTCGTAGAGAATGGCTATCTCTATCTGACCAGTAATAACGAAGTGGTTGCAGGCCCCTTGGGACCGTTCTCCGGCACAGGTGGCTCCGGTGGTTCTTCCGGTAACAATGCAGTCCTCACTGTCTCCAATGCCAGCGGATGGTTATCTAAGTCCTTTGCTTACGGTGGCACCTGTCCCATTTCCATCAACTGGTCTTCTTTGGAAGATGATATTCCCACCGGCAACGGTGTGATGAAGGTCATGGTAAACGGTGTGCTGAAGGGGCTGTTCGATGTGACCCAGGGTGTTGTTACGAAGGATATCGCAAACTACCTCTCCGTGGGTGTAAATGCTGTCCGCATCACCATCTCCGATGCCTATGACAACAGCCGAACCATCAACTTCAATATCAATGCGGTGGACATTTCCATCAGTTCCACCTTCGATGTCAGCGCCCCGTTCACCGGAATCATTCCGTTTCCGTACACACCCATTGGTAATGTGCAGAAAACCATCCACATCTTACTGGATGGAGAAGAGATTGAAACCGTCAACACCTCTGCCAGCGGCCGTCAGCTGACCTTTACTCTGGCAGCCCAGGAACATGGTGGTCACTCTCTTGAAGCCTACTTCAGCACCGATATTGATGGCAGCGTGGTGGAATCTAACCATCTGTACTATGAGTTTATCTCCCTGGAAACGGGCAACGATACGCCTGTCATCGTCAGCAACTTCAACCGGGAAAGTGTACCGCAGTACACCTCCATTGTCATTCCGTACACCATTTACGATCCTGTTGATATGACCACAGCTGTTACGCTGAAAGCAAACGGCAAGGTCATCAATCAGCTGACCGTAGACCGTACCGAGCAGACCTGGACTTACCGTGCTGACACGGTGGGTAGCTTGGCTCTGGAAATCTGCTGCGAAAATGTTGCCAGAACCATCGGTTTGGAGATTACCCCGAGTGATGTGACCATCGACCCGGAACAGGATAGCCTGACACTCCACTTAGGCAGTTACGGCAGAAGCAATAACGAGGAAACTCCCGGCAACTGGCAGTACGAAGATATTTCTGCCACATTCAGCGGCTTCAATTTCACCTCTGACGGTTGGCAGCCGGACAGTGAGAAAAACACCGTTCTCCGTGTTTCCGGTGATGCCCGTGTAGAAATTCCTATTCAGCCCTTTGCCCAGGACTTTCGTGCCACAGGCAAAACCATCGAATTGGAGTTTGCGACAAGGGATGTTATGAACTACGATGCCGTAGTGCTTTCCTGCATGAGTGGCAATCGTGGTATTCAGCTGACACCTCAAAAAGCAATGCTTCGCTCGGAGCAGTCTGAAATCTTTACCCAATATAAAGAGGATGAACACGTCCGCATTTCCTTTGTGGTTGGCAAACGAGCCGAGCATCGCCTTATTTACTGCTACATCAACGGCATCATGTCCGGTGTGGTACAGTACCCTGTGGATGATGACTTTGCCCAAGCTGCTCCGGTGAATATCTCCATCGGTAGCAACGAGGCAACCATCGACATCTACAACATCCGCATCTATGACAACAGCCTGACCCGTCAGCAGATTCTGGGCAACTGGATTGCTGACACGCAGGTGGTAGAGGAAATGCTGGAACGCTACTACCGCAATGATGTGTTCGATGCATATTCCAACATTGTCATTTCTCAGCTGCCGGATGATCTGCCGTATCTGATCCTGGAAGCGGCTGACCTTCCGCAGTACAAGGGTGATAAGAAAGAAGTGTCCGGCTCTTATGTGGACCCCGCAAATGGAAAGAACTCCTTTACCTTCACCGGGGCGCAGATTGATGTCCAGGGTACTTCTTCCGCAACCTATGCCAGAAAGAATTACAAGATTAAGTTCAACGGTGGATTTGTAATCCCCAACGGCAATACCGTGGAAACCTATGCTATGCGTTCTGACAGCATCCCCACGGACACATTCACTTTCAAGGCAGACGTAGCATCTTCCGAAGGTGCAAACAACGTGGAACTGGCTCGTCTTTACAACGATGCCTGCCCTTATAAGACTGCTTACCAGGAAGAAGATCCCCGTGTGCGCCAGGGCATCGATGGTTACCCAATCGTTGTATTCTGGTTTGACGGCAATAATACAACCTTCCTGGGTAAGTACAACTTCAACAATGACAAGGGCACCCCGGAGATCTTCGGTTTCCAGACCGGAGATGAAAGCTGGGAAATCCGTAATAATACCAGTGACCGTGTCCTTTGGAAGTCCGATGACTTTGAAGGCACCGACTGGCAAAACGACTTTGAAGCCCGCTACCCGGATAAGTACACCGATGCCACCCAACTGAACAGGCTTTCTACCTGGCTCAAAAGTACCGATACCACCGCCGCCACAGGCAACGCTCTGGGAGCAGAGATTGTCTATGACGGTGTTTCTTTTACCCATGATACCGCTGACTACCGTTTGGCAAAGTTCAAAGCGGAGTTTGATCAGTATCTGGAACGAGAGCCTGTGCTGTTCTACTACCTTTTCACCGAACTGTTCCTTATGGTGGACAGCCGTGCAAAGAATATGTTCCCCAGCATCATGGGCGGCAGCAAGTGGTTCTCTCTGCCGTATGACTTCGATACCGCCATCGGCATCAACAACGAAGGTGCATTGACCTTCTCCTACCACCTGGAGGATATCGACCTCACCGAAACCGGAGCCGATGTTTACAATGGCCAGCAGTCTGTCCTCTGGGTAAATGTGCGTAAGGCATTCCCGGATGAACTGATGGAGATGTATCAGACGCTCCGATCTAACAAGGTGCTGTCCTTTGCGGATACTGAGCGCCGTTTCGAGGAACACCAGGCAAAATGGCCGGAGGCTGTGTTCAATGAGGACTCCTACTTCAAGTACCTGGCTCCTTTGGAAGAAAGCAATACCGCATCCTATCTGTCCATGCTCCAGGGCAGTAAGGCTGAACAGCGAAAGTGGTGGCTGTATAACCGTTTCCGTTACATCGACAGTAAGTACAATGCTGGTGATGCTCTGACGGACGTGGTCACTCTCCGTGGCTACGCTAAGTCGGATATTTCCGTCATGCCTTATGCGGACATCTACGCTACCATCAAGTACGGCTCTTACCTGGTGCAGAAACGAGCATTCCGTAACCAGGAGTA